CCGCAGCAGCCATCGCCCTTGTCGATGAACACTTGCCCTTCCGGGCATGGATCGACATCGGGATACCAAACGCTGCCGCAGCACGTTCCCTCGCCCGTGCGCCAATCGTTGCCGCAGCACTCGCCCTCTTCGGAGTCTGGGAAATAGTGATCCTGCGGCGGCGCGAACCAATGCACGTAGCCGCCGCCTGGATTGGTGATCGTCAGCGCCGTGATCTGCCCAAACGTCTCGCTTTCTGGATCGTCATCAATCGTGGCCGAAAGCGTGGCGTACGTGCCGGATAAATTGTTGAGGCTGATTATGGTTACCGTCGCCACCTCGACCACTTCATCGACTACTCGAGCGTATCCCGAGCCGCCGTGCTGGAGGACTGCCGCGATCGTCGTCCTGCCGTCGGTCAGGATGATTTTTCCGCGGGCCAGTGCGTTACACGCTTCGTCGCCGCCGAACGTCGACGTGATATAGAGCGGCACGGTCGGCACTTTGCAGCACGTGCCGCTCGTGTACCAGACATCGTCGCAGCACTGGCCGCCCGCCTCTTCCTCCGTCGTGCGCCATTCGCCGCCGCAACAACTGCCTGTTCCCGGCAATCGCCACTCGCCCTCGCAGCAGAGCCCGGTCGGCCGCGAATACTCATCGCCGCAGCAGTTGCATCCCGTGCACGTCGCGCAACAGCAGACGCTACATTCCGCGCCGAAGATCAGGCCGAGCGGATACATCGCCGCGGCGTAGAGCGCCACGGCGTAGAGCGGTAGCGCGATCGGGTCGAACGATTCGATCACGTCAGCACTCCGCGGCGATCAGATACCAGGCGTCATTCCCGGCAATCGCGACGATCACCCACTTGTCGGCGCCGACGTTCGAGAACTTGTTAACGCAGTCCTCGAGGGTCTCAGCCGGAGAGCCCGTCGCCTCGCTGCCCGGCGTTCCCGCAGGGTAAAGGGCGATCGTCGCCAGGTCGCCTTTGTTCCACGCGGCCGTGGTCTTGCCGAGGCGGACGGTCTCGCCGTCGTCGCCGCCCCCGCCGCCGTAGGACCGGAACTTCCTCGGCGGGATGTCCCTGTCCCCGCGCTCGTACGCGTTGACCGCCCGGGCGATCCGCTTGACGGCGCCACGGGTAAGCGTCGTAGGCCGTTTCCCCTTGTTGGCGATCGTCTTTCTCACGGGGTGATCTCGCCGAAAACGGGTCCGAACGCCTGCGACGTGTACGCGTCGACGTCAATGGTCGGAGGCTCTGCGGCGCCAGGGTCGGCCACTCCACCGGACAGCGCCACGGGAGCCGAGATAGGCTTTCCGTCCGGCCCGCGGATCGCCTTCTTTTTGTCGCCGCTCTGCGACGGGACGCCCTCGCTGTCACACTTCTCGTTCATGCCGACATCGAGCAGCTTGAGCTGCCATCCTGTTTTCTTGTAGGCGAACTCCCAGTTGATCTCCCAGAGCGTGAAGGATGTCCCGTTGAGCGACTCGGTGACGAGCTGGGCGCTACAGCCCTGGCATTTCCAGGTCCCGATCGCGCCGCCGTTCCACGCGTCGGAGTTGATCGCGTTTGTGTGACTAAGGGCCGTCCCAGTCCAGTCTGCGGCCGTGACCGCGTAGAGCGTGACGCCCAGCCGGAATTCGGCCTGGTCGGCCTGCACGTCTTCCAGCCAGTCGCCGGCGGAGTTCACGATCGCGTCGTCGTGTATGTCCTTCACAATCGGCTGAGAACTGACGGAACTCCCCGCCGACCAGGTCGGCTTCTTGCCGAAGCCTTCGATCGCGCCCGGCGCCGGCAGGCCGCCTTCGTCCTGGTTCAAGTCCGGCGGCGGGGCGTAGTATTTGAAGTCCACCTGGAAGAGGAGGCCGGAGTCGTCGACGCATTTCACGTCGTACTCCATCGCCTTTATGGCGTCGTTCTCCGGGTGCGCATCCTTCAGCGCGATCCCGGGCGCGTCCGAGATGGCGATCAGCGACTCGTCGATGGTGGCGGCCTTGACGAGAAAGCTTCTCGTATAGGCGTCGGTCTCCTGGACTTTGCCGGAGAGGCTCCGCTCGCGGGCTAGCTCGCCCTTTAGTTCTGCCATTACGTCCCCGCTGCTGGTGCGAAGTCGGCGACCTCTGTCTCGTCGCCGCCCATGTCCGCCGTGTTCTGTTCAATCCGCTCGAGGACGGTAAGCTGCCGCTCTTGGATGTTGGGCTTGCTGCCTTCGCGGAGGATCCGCATCCACTCTTTCATGCCTTCGGCGGAGCGAACGTCGAGGCCCTTGATGCCCTCGCGAGCCCGGGCGGCCTGCTCCTCGGCGGCCTTGGCGGCCTTCTGTTCGCCGACGCTCTGCTTCGTCGCCGTGTCGACCTGGGCGGCGGCGGCCTGGGCGGCGGCGATCGCGGCGTCGACGCTTTGCGTGAGCGGGCCAGCCATAGCGGCGCCGGCGTCGGCGGCCTCGTCCGTCCCGAATATGGCGTCTTTAAAGTTTTTGGCTGCGGAGTTGGCGTTGTCGACGATGCCCTCCGCCAGCCCTTCGTTAAATCCCTGGACGGACGCGAGCATCCCGTCGAGGCCGCTGGTATCGAAGCCGAGCGCGTCGCCGAGCGACTTCGCTCCCATCAGCAGGACCTCCGTAAGCCCGCTGAAGATGCCGACGATCCCGCTTAAGGCGATCTGCAAGATGTCGCCGACGCCCGCGAAGAATGAGCCTACCCGCGCGCCGATCTCCCAGACGGAGCTCCACTGCCCGCCCACCTGGGACACGTACTCCCAAACGGCCGACAGATTAGTAATGAGAAAGTCTCCGATCTGCGCCAGGAACCGCGCTCCCTGAAGGATGCCGTCCCCGATCATCTCCCCGAGGTTCTTTCCGCCAGCCGACGCGATTAGGTCTGCCAGCCCGTCCGTTACGTTCTGGATCGCCGGGGCCAGGTAGGCGACGACCTGATCGATCACGCCGCCGACAGCCTTCTGGGCTCGCGTAAACGCGTCGTTCATCGCCTCGACGTTCTGCCCCTGCATATTGGTCAAGGCCATGCCGAACTTGTCGGCCTCGGCCCGGGCCGCTTGGATGCCGGCGGCGCCGCCCGCGAACAGGGGCAGGAGCTGGCCGCCGCTCTTGCCGAAGATCGCCACCGCGGCGGCCGCCTTCTGGGCCTCCGTCGGGAGCTGCGAGATCGACTGCGCGATCGCGTCAAATCGTTCCGACGCGGACATTCCGTTGAGCGATTCAACCGACAGGCCGAGCGTGTCGAAGGCGGCGATCGCCGTCTTCGAGCCGTTGGCCGCCTTGACGAACGCCACGTCCGCCTTCGTGGCCGCGGCTCCGATCGTATCCATGCCTACGCCCGCCAGGTCGCCGGCGTAGGCCAGGCCGGCGAGCTCGCCGTAGGTCATGCCCAGCCGGGCCGCGAGCTTCGACGTGTTGTCGATCGTCTCGGCGCTCGCCTGCCCCATGCCGACCAGGGCGCGGATCGCCTGGCTCGCACCGCTGGCGATCGACCCGAACAACTGCGCGCCGCTAATCGCCGTGAGCGTCGACAGGCCAGAGCGGAGGCCCTTCACGTCGTTCTGAAGCCTGCGCATCGACGCGGCGGCGGTGTTCACCCCGGACGTTAGTCCGCTGGTTGATGCCGTGAATACCGCCCGTACTTTGCCGATCGTTGCCATGTTATTTCTTGCTTGGCTTCTTCAACTTCGCGAGCTCGGCTGCCATCTCCTCGGGCGTCTGGGTCGGCCGCGACGGGTCGTAGCCGGGAATGAACATCTCCTCCGCATCCGATGACACCTTCGCCCCGAAAGCGTTGGCGACCGAAACTGCCAGCCGTGCCGTCCTCCGCCAATCCATGCCGAACGGCTCGACCCGGTAGAACGCGATCCACCGGCGGAGCTGCTCGACCGTCAGTTCCTTCTTCCACTCCTCGACCTGACCGATCCCGAGCTCCAGTGCCAGACGGTAGACGAACAGGTCGTACGCCCCCGCCTGGCTCCTTAGTTTTTTTCGAGCTCCGCGACGTCGGCCTCCGAAATGCGCATCAGCTCGAGGCCCTTCTCCCAAATGCGATGGAGGGCCGGCGCCGACTTTCCGCCGAGGGCGTGAATTTCCTTATCGGTGAAAAGAAGTTTCCCGCTCTCGTCGCAGATCAGCATGGCCGCGAGCTTCGCCCGCCATACCGCGTGCGGTGTCTTGCCGTGCTCCTGGCAGTACAGCTCCCACGCGTCGCGGTCGTTCGCCGTCGGCCTGCGGAGGTACACGTCGTCCTTCCACTCTGGGATATGCAGCTTGACGGGCTCGCCGAGATCGCGGAGCCCGAGGATCGCTTCCCTGCTCGTCAGTGCCATTTATGTTTCCCCGAAGCCTGTGAATCTGAATTTCGCGGACGCCCGCACCAGGTCGCCGACCGACGCTTCGACCTCGTACGATTCGAGGATTGCTTGGCCGGAGACGCCCAGGGCGGACAGGTTCGCCTTCGTGCCGATGGCATCGACCGCGAACCCGTTCCCGAAAAATCTGACAGAGGCTTCACCTGAGTCAACAGAGAGACACTCGTATCTCCGGACGACAAAACCGCCGCCTTCGATGCCGGCGTTTGCCATCGTCGTAACGTCGGTCAGGTTGGCTTTCCGGGGGCTAACGGTGATAGAGATCACCTCGCCGACGCTGCCGCCCCACGAGAACGTCTCACCCTGTGCAGCAGAGGCCATCAGTCCCCCGCTTTACTCTTCGCTGGGGATGCTGACGTAGGTCGCCGTTCCCTTGACCAGCTCGCCGACGGCGTATTCCTGCTCGGATTCTGTGCACTTGTAGTCGGCACCGTCGTACGTGATCACGTCGCCAGCGGTCGGAGGCTCTCCGAAATAGCTGACCGTGATCGTCGTCGTCGATCCGGAGACGGCGCCCGCGCCGGAGTCCGGCAGACCGTCGACGTAGACGCGATCGCTGCCGACGATTAGATCGAGCGTCGACGCGTCGAGCCGGTTCGAGGAGCTCGTC